GGGAAAGTGCTTGAACACCATGATGGACATGAGCTTTAGCTGCTCCCTGTCAGGGTACTTGTTGTTCCCTGTCTTGTAGTCCACCACCCACGCTGTAAGGTTGTCGTCGTCGATGATAAGCAAGTCAGCAATGCCACGTACCCACACCTCTGGACCAACCCACTTGCAGGGGACTAGATCGGTTGTAAGCGCCATCTGATGCTCGACAAGTTTGCGTCCGGGCTTCTTAGCCAGTGCATCAAGCATTGGCTTAATGAACTCGAACTGCGCGGGCAAGTCCTTACCTTCGCCGATGTACTCCTCTGCAGACTTGTGTAGCTCTGTTCCGTACAGGGTAGCGACCGTCTCGGTGAACTTGTACTTCTTGAGTACCCGCACCTCTTGGTACTTCTTAGGGCAGCTTTCGTAATCCTTGAGCGCTGAGTGCGACCATACAACCTTTGGCATTAGAACCTCGCGGAGTCAATGGCTTTCGATAGCCGGTTAGCGAACCCAGTAACAAACACTTCGTCACGGTTGAGGCTGTGTCGCCCCATGTCGTGCAGAATTGCGTGAACCAACTCGTGCCAAAACGAATCCCTAACCTCTGCGCCTGCAAGCATACGACCCGTGTGTGGGTGACGCGATGCAATCGCAATGTGTTGGCTGTCGTAGTGGACATTACCTATGATCTTCTTGTCTAGCATGGCTTCCACGATCTCGACTGAATACATCTTCTTACCTACTCGCATGCGCCTTGGGAACTGCGCTTTTAGTTTTGTTGGCATAACTTCTCCTATTGGTTATGTGGTACTGCGTTAGCAGCATATGTGTTTCTGGTTTCGTACGTTACGTCGTGTGCGTCCCTAAAGAAACATGTGTCGCCATCGAAACGAACTGTCTTACCTCGGTACGTCCAAACAGACTTTTTAATCGCTGTTCCTTTTTCAACAAAGTCCGCACCTTCTTTGGTTATGTGCCACTGCCCATTTAAGCGGGTTCCGTCATCTCGGTATGACTGAGCAACTAAACCCCAGTAGCGCAGCTTTTGAAAGTTATCCCACTGGTTTCTTGTCAGACCAAGGTCTTTAATGTTAACGATGCCGTTGGCAATATGCAGTCGCCATAAACCTGTAGCCAGTGCTTTGCTAAAAGAGTGTTTGTACTCCACCATCTTTGCGTTGCAGTGCTCGCAGTGTTTATTATTTTTCATGTGCTTCTCCTATCCTTTTGCTAGTCCATATCTACGGTGCGCACCACCGTCAGCGGCTAGGGGAATCCCCGGCAAATACTTTGGCTCCATGACCATTTGCGCCAAGACCCAAGTCTTAGCGTAAGCAACCTGTTCATCAGGTACAACTGCAATCTGTTCGTCGTGAACAGTTCCAGCCACAAAATATTTTTTAGATACCCGTAGCATACCATCAGTCATGACGATCCGTGCAACTGCTTGCGTAACATTGTTGGTTACTTTCCCTGCGTACAGCTTGGTAGCGTCGTCTCCGTACACCCAGTTGAACTTCTTTGTAAGGATGCCGTCAGCATCACGCTCGTACTGCTTGCGCAGGTTGGGATACTTCAGGCTCATGCCGTTTGGCAGCACGATCTCCTCCTTGCGGAAGGTGAGGCACTTGTAGGTGTACTCCTCGCCCTCGTACAGGGATGAGTTGATAAGCCCCGAACACATCTCCCAAAACGTCACCACAGGATGCGCTGTTGCACGGTAGATGTCGATGATCTTCTTGGCAGTAACGCAGTGGATGACCAACTCTTTCATGGTGCAGATGTGCGGTATCTCCAGCAGCTTCTTGACGTTATCTTCCCAGCCCAAGAACTTGTCGATGTACGCTTGCGTAACGCCTAGCTGCCGTCCGTCTGCCTTGGTATAGCGTAGCGGTGGTGCGCCAAGGAACCCGACCAACAACTGTTGAGCGAACGATGCCCACCCTAGTCCGTACCCTGCACCAAGCAGAGCCGACTTCGCTGACTGGCGATGCACTGGATGGCTGTCCTTGGTCATGCCGGGGATGTTGAACATCTGCGCTCCGAACTGTGCGTAGGCATCCTGACCCGAACGGAAGATACTCAGCAGGTCTTGGTAGTCCGCTAGCCACGCCAGCACACGCGGCTCGATCTGAGACAAGTCACCCACAACAAGCTGATACCCAACAGGAGCCATGATCGCCTTGCGTAGGAACGACCCACGCTTTAGGTTCTGCATGTTAATGGCGCTCCCCTTACTAGCCGTCCACCGCCCTGACAGTGCGCCGTAGTACGACAGCGGTACAGGTAGAGTACCCCGGCCTGCGATCTCAAGGAACCGTTGCGCTCGAGTGCGCTCGGTAGTTGACTTAACCTTGAGCCGTGCCTCGCATAGCGCAGCAGCATCCTCGTTGTCCCCGTTGAGCATGGCTTGGAACATAGCATCCGTCTTAGCAAAGGCAAAGTTCATACCAATAGGCTTAGGTGTCTTAGCCGTTGGTTTCTTTTTCTTCATAGGAGGCACTATGCCTACAGCCTTCAACAACTCAGCGAACTGTCCGTTACTTGCCAGCGCAGCATCCGTCACACCAAGGCGTGTCAGCAACTCCTCACGCTTTTCCTTCTCTTCTTCCAGCGCATTGACTAGCATCAGCTTGTCCAGCACCAAGCAAGGCTGCGTGTACATCTTCAAGGTCATGTCGATGAGCCGTAGTTCCGATGAAGGGTAGCCCGCAACGAGTCGTTGGAAGATTTGCTCGCACAGGTATACGTCATGTTTACAGTAAACAGCAAGCTCAGTCTCAACGGCCGCTGATATTTCCATAAGTCCGTCTGTCGTATATACGGCTGTCCCTTTGGGGGGAAGACCAAAATCGCTTGCGAGTCTCGCGAGTGAATTGCCAACCTCCACGCCGCGTAAAGCACGCGCCATTGATAGGGTGTCGAAGATGAAGCAGGGCGTGACCCCGTACCGCCAAGATAAGATTGATCCATCAAATTGGGCGTTATGTGCCAAGATTGCTGTTCGCTCCCAGTTGTATGTTGATAGGATTCGATGAAGCTCATCTCCTCGATACCATTGAGTAACTGCGTCGCTTCCGTATACATGGATGCAAGCTCCGAACACTCTAAATAACTTATCATTACGTACATACTCCTCGTTTGTTATTTTCGACAGCGTGTACCCGCCTTTGCTGTCCCAATAGGTTTCAAAATCAATCGTCAGTATCTGATCGTATGGTGCGCTCATTGGTTTCCTTTTAATTTAATAGCCCGCTTTCGGGAGCGCCTGACATCATCTCTTCGTGCAACTTAATAGCGCACACGCCCATCAACTCGGATGCTTCCAACTCGTCCAAGTTAACCGCCATGATCTCCACATGGCCTTCGTGCTTTACCACTATCAGCGCTCCGTTCTCATCACCAACAAAGCCGCGAGACAAGCGCTCAAACAAATGAATCATGGAGTCCCTGCGCTCGGGAGTCATCTGCAGTATGCGGCTCTCGATCAGCGTTCCAATAGCGTCGAACTCTTTTGCATCCATTCAATAACCTCCTTCACCTTGTAGACGTTAGTCTCGTTGATAACGGTGGCGTACCCGCCGTTCTTTAATATGGCTGCGATCTCCCGATCTTGCAGCGCTGTCGTCTTGCCCTTACCCGCCTTGAGTTCAAACGCTACGAACGTACCGTCCACGCAGCAGATGATGTCCGGTATGCCCGCACGACCGAAGCCGTTAGCCGCAGGCATGAAGTAGTACACCCCTGCCTCGTCGAGTATCTTCTTGACGGCCTTCTTTACAAGTGCTTCTGGTGTCATTTCTTAGCTCCTCGTTTTGGTTTAAGCGCAGCGATGCCAGCCTCCGGCTCTTCCTCGGCTTGGGGTTCTCTAGCGGCCATGAACTCATCGGCGTATTTAAGCGCGTCGTCTGCTACGCTTGGTCCTTCTCGGCCACGCATCAGCAGTCCCGCTATAGCGAACATGGTAACTAAGTCCCGTAGGTTTGTGTCGTGCTCATTCATTTGCTTGCCTCCCAAAATAGTCGGCGTATCTCGTTGAGCGCGTCCTTGAGGTCGCCTTGGAGTTGCTCGATATGGTCTTGCTGCTCTTGCATCTTGCGGTACGAATCAGTAGCGAACTTCGCTAGGTTCTCGTTGTTCCATGCGGCAAAGTTTGGTATGTCATTCATGCTTTTCCTTTCGTTTTAGGTTTAGGGCAATCCTCGGGCGGTACTACTGCGCACCACACTGCATGGGGCGGCTCGTGGACTACTGGGTGCCATCGGTCAATGTAAGTGTCCGGCATATTCTTCAATGCGTTACGCACAGAATCCGGCCTCATTTCAAGACGCTCAGCTATTTCTATAGAGGTAAGCCCGTCGTGGTATTGGTGCAGCAGCCTGCGGATGCTTGGGTGTGTTGACCTACTCATTTACCCATCCTTCTGCTGGCTTGATAAACCCTGCCATTGGTATGGGTGCGTGTCCGGGCACACGCGCTGGCTCGTCAAAGAATACCCGCTTGCGTAAGGAGTTTGCATCTTGGTGAAAGAACTCGGGGTACTGTTCATGCAGGTTGTCGATTAACTCGTTGAGCCGGATGTTCACTGTGCCTTGGTAGTACGTCCCAATCTTCGGGCGCACTAGGTCTTTTAGTTTTGTTTGTTGGTATTGCGTAAACATGTTGTTCCTTTAAGTTTTGTATCCGCGGCTCTGAATCTTGAGCGCATCCGTAGCCCCGGGTCGTACAGGCTCGCTCTTCTCAGGCACGTACACCTGCCCGTCCTTGACATGGTTGAACGTCCTTGGCTTTGCCACTGGCGCTATCTTCTTCATTAGGTTCGGGTTACCTGCTGCTAGTTTCATGTGTTCTTCTCCTTGAGTTTGGTTTCGAGGGCACGGGCAAATTTCAGTTCTGAGAAATTATTAAAGACATCCGTTGCAACCACTTCGGCATCGCATATTTCTGCAAACGTCAGCCCCACCCAAGGGCGTTGGTAGACTTGGATGTCATCGTCTTCATCCATTGTTCTTCTCCTTTAGCCATTCTTGAATGCGAACAAATGCAACTAAATAATTACCATTCTCGGCCAGCCGTACAGCCTCCAAGAATTGCGCCTCCGTCAGCCCCACCCAAGGGCGTTGTGCTGGCTGTGCTGGATTACAGGCATCATTAAACCCTTCCACATAGCCAAGGGCGTAGTCTCCTGATGTTGGCTGTGCCAAGGCTGCTTTGATGGCGGTGATGACTTCTTCAAAGGTGTCAAAGTCCTGTCGTTTTATCTGATACCGCTCCACCGCCTCAAGCGCAAGTTTCAGGGCTTCTTTCATTCCACCACCTCCTGCTTTGCGGTTAACCCCTCAAGGCGTTTAATACGTGCCACGTTGTAGGCAACAATGGCGGTGTGGTACTCCATGCTCGACTGGTGGCGCAACTTGGTGCGCTGCGCTTGTATCAGTTCCTCTGCAATGAGTTCCGCAGGGGTCGGCATCACCCAGTGGTTGATTAGCCACTCCCATACGTTTTTTAAGTGGTTCATTTTGTTTCTCCTCTTGCTTTGATTGCTGCTCGCATTTGATTGAGTGCTTCTTGCCCCATAGCGTCGTCACAACACCCAAGGTCGGTGTCAAACAGTTTGTCAATTTCTTCACGCTCGGCTGCTGCGACAAGGGCGGCAAGGGCTACAAGTTCTTCGGGCAGCATCATGTAGGCTTTGCGCTTGCCATCTTCCCCTTTGTACCTCTCAAACTCCCCTTCCTGTATACCTGCTTGTCTAGCCATGTCCATTAGGTCTTGGTTCATGTTGCGCTCCTAGCAGCCATCATTGCGTCTGCCATAAGATAGGCGCACTTTGCGTAATAAGTATCTGTGGCATCTTTACCATCAGGCGTACCTCTTGGACTTGCAATTAAACCCTGCATAGCCTTGGCTGCAAAGTAATCACGCAGGGTCATACCTGTGAAGTGCATACCAAGTGTTTGTGTACCGTGGTTGTGTAATGGAAATGCTGGTGTGTCGCTTCTGTTTATTAAGTATTCTTTCATTTAAATATGCTCCTTGTTAATACAGTTTTAGTTGGTTCGCACTGCTTAGACTGCGCCTTGGTATCACT